TATTCATGTTTTAATAAATGTTATTTTGTGTAAGTTACGCCACGATAGGTAAGTGTTACTTTCATTAGTAATTCTCAACTACCAAGACCCCGTTCCATGCCTTGGTTTCATGCGTCCATAAAATGGATGAACGGACGTATAGGGTTTTAGAATATGCCTGGAATAATCATGCCAGTGCAAGCGTATGATCCGAGAGCTGCTATAAAGCCAATCATTGCGAGGCGTCCATTCAGCTCTTCTGCATCATGTAGTAGTACTTCTGCTTCTTTGTCGTTCATTAGTTGTGGTGGTGTTTCGTTTGCGTGTAGATTATCAGGCATTATTTGGTTTTTATTTTCAGTTGTTTTTTACGCCATTCAGAAAGTTGTTTCTTCTCTTTGTCTGTAAGAGTATAGCCACCAACTTTATCTTTCGTATCCAACAACTTCATGTTTCTATTGTAAATACTCATTAGAATTTAACATCTGAGCGATCAAGTTTTTCAACAAGGTCTTGTCTATATGCTGGGTCTCTCTCGTAGCGAGGATCACTCATTGCTGCGACTACTTCTTGTTGACTTCTAAATACATCTTTAGAAGTTTGTGGTGGTTTTCCAGATAACATAGTTCCTTCATATCCATTTAGATTTTCATACTGAGCTTTCAATCCAGATACAGCTAACTTAATAGCTCTTACATTTCCTGTAGCTACTAGGTCATCGAAAGCTTCAACGTCTGATTGATCTAAATTTTCAGCAGCCCATTGAACAAGCTTTCCATACTGTGCCTCTCCACCTGCAGCATTCTTTACTTGATTAACATCAGCATCTGTTAAATCAGGAGCTTCTGTTTGTGCATTTGGATTAGGAGAATTCTTCTGCATCTCTAAGTAAGCATTGACAATATCTTTACTACTCATCTCATTGAACTTTTCTAAAGTTTCTGGAGAGAGTGTTCCATCATTGTCATAGAACTCAGTAGTTGCATCAGTCATTAACGATGCGATTGGAGAATCTTCCTTAGCTTCTTCCTCTTCTTCAGACGTTTCTTCTCCGTCATCAGAATCATCGGATTCCCCAGCTGTCTCGCTATCTTCAGCACCTTCTCCTCCCAATTTTTTTTGGAGTTCGACATAGGCTTTCTCTAAATCTTGCGCGTTCTTATATTTACCTGCTAGTAATTGTTCTTGCTCATCCTGCATTGCCTCACCAACTTTCAGAGATTCCTGTTCTGCTTCGTTCAGGGTATCTTCAGTGGTCATGGTATCAGTACTAGCATCATACGTTAATGTTTCTGCCATTATTCTTCAGGTGGTTGTTCTGGTTGTTGTTGTTCTAAGTTCCCAGCTAACGCATCATTTTTTGATGGGTCAGCTAAAGGAGAACTTGCCATTTGTCCAGCTTGCTCTACTAGAGAAGATTGCATAGCTTGCTGTTGCTGTTGCTGCATCTCTTGCTCCATCTCTTCTTCAGTCTTGACAAGGTTTAATATGTCTATACCTTGTGCAGCTGCTAAACGTTTGATAGCTTCTGAAGCGTTGAGGAATCTCATTAATGCTTCTGGACCAAGTGTCTGTGCAATGGTTCCTATAAATTGAGTAAGACTTTCTCTGTCTTGTCCTCTACCTAGAGCATTTACTCCAGCAACAATTGATGGACGTACTAAATCTTTAGGTATATTTGGTATCTCTTTACTACGTTGTAGTACTAAGAGAGTTCTATTTAAATATGGAATTAAGAACTCAATAGTTAATAGTGAGAAGATCCCACCTAACTGTTGTTCTAATTCCATCTGAGTGAGGCGTACCTCCTCAGCTGTTGTGCGTTCTGATTGTCTTATATTCAATTGCATGAACGCTTCGCCTATTCTTCTCTCTAATCCCTGAGCCATGTTGGCTGCAGTTGAGAAATCGGCGGTCTTCCCTACCTGTATAACAGCAACGTCTTCAGGTCTACCCTGAACGATTGCGCCGTTACCAGCTTGGGCTATTGTCTTTGGTTTAGTAGTCGATGATGGACTTACAAGGAAGACTACTTTAGCTGCTGCTGCAGAGCCTTCTACGAGTGCCTGAGAGAGTCCTTCGAGTGACCTTAGATCACCTATGAATTCCTCAACTCTACCTCTACCATAATCTTCACCATCTACTGTATTGAATCGGAGTACTAGCCATGGACTTGCATTTTTTGGTGCTGTACTACGGCTGTTAGGAAGGATCTTATCATCTGCTTCCTGATACCATACCCATCTACCACTCTTGCTATCCAATTTGACACAGGTGTATACCTCTACATCGTCTCCATCTGAGCCTGTCTTTTTACCAGCCACATCATTGGGCTGAGGTGTAGGCAGCTCTTCACCTAATACCTTACGACTAATTAGTTCCTTTGTAACTATTTCTAGGACGTTACCATTTCCATCTCTGTTGACAACATATCTATTAAGTGGATAGTTTTTGAGACCATCCTTACCCATAAAGACTAAAGCATTACCACCTACAATTAGATGTTTTAATGCTTGATGAATGACGACACGATCACTAGAAGCTGCAATGTAATCCATGATCATTCTCTCCATCTTGGAGAATGAAAGATCTAGATCACTCTTAACTTCTTTTGGTATATCTTCACCAAGTTTATCTTCTCTAATTTGTAGCTTGAAGAATGTAGTGTTAGGAGGGAGTAACGCTAGCATTAACTTTGCTGCTAACGTTACTACTGCCTTTGCTCCTACACTCTGCCAAGGAGTAATTAAAGTTCTATGGTTTGTCTTAACTGTTAAGTCGTCTGAAATTAAATAAGGTAACGTGAGTTTTGAACATTGAACTGCAGTGTCCAGAAACTGAGAACGATCTGAAGTTAAATAGTTATATCTCTCACGTGCATTCATTAACTTAAGCCTCCTCCTGAACCTGTAGATCCTCCACTTGTATTTACATTGCTACCTAAAGGTATACGTAATGCTCCTGTTCCTTGTGCTTGAGAGTTCTTAGCTTTCTTACTCTTAGCTTGTCTAACCTTTGGATTAACATCAGGTTGTATTGGATCAGGTGCTTTAGGTGGTGTTGGTGCTGGAGGTGGTGGAGGTGGTGGCGGAGCTAGAGGTGGTGGTGGCGGTGGTGGCGGCGGTGTATAAGAACACATTAAATTTCTTCCTCCATAATTGAGTTGATATATTCAATGACGCTGGCTTGACCAGCTCGATACATAATTGTGTTGACGTCTTCTTTAGGATGTACTGGTTTCCATCCAAAGTTTTCCTCAAGTCTTGTTAGCAGCTTGTCTAACCTTTGGTTGTGAAGCTTAAGAGTATTGAGGGAGATTTGTGTTTGCATGTTCGAAAAAAGCTGGCATACGTGCTCTCCGTGTCTCAGAAAAGTTTGGTGCTTTACCTTGATACATCAGGGAATCGCTAGCATCCAGCCAAAATTTTTTGTCTAAATATTTATCACTAGTATTTATACCTAGTGGTTGCATTATCCAATTAATAGTTGCCTTCCTAAGACGATCCAGAGAAACAGAAGGGTCATAACCCAGTTCCCTGCATACCAGAGAGTTCGTAGCAACATGAATTTGCTCCAAATTGTTATCGCACAGGCTCTTTATCCTGTACCTCTACATCTTTACCATTGATGTAGTTCAGACTATATCTTCACCTTTCCAGGTGTTACGCACTCGTGGAGATTTCATCCGTTCTGGATTACTTTCTCTAGTCGTTGAACCTTCCAGTCATCCCTGACTGGCTTGGCTGCTGATTGTCCATTTATGGAGGAGTTCCAGCAGTTCACGTAATTACGAGACCAACAATTCAATCTCGGGAAATATCAGCCGATACTGTTCTGAGACCAGGATCGCCGCAAAAGCGAAAGAAAGGAAGTAGAACAAAAAATATAGCTCGTTCTGCAACGAGAGCTTTGACCAGAGTGTGATCAGGGTGTTCAATCCAGGCATCTCTTAATTTAATTGCTTCTTTTTCTGCATTTTCATCTGCGCCTATGGCATTTACTACGTAGCCGAGCGCGAGATCATGCTTTATTTCGTCTTTTACATTTGATTCGAGGAGTTTCCGTGCAGAAGAAGGTACGTCTTTCTCAAGAGCGTCGGTGATAAAATCCCCAACTGGTAGCTCCATGTGACGTATTGCCAAAGCCCTGTAGATGGTCTCTTCAGCTCCTTCTCTAAGTTTTCCTCTTGTTGTCTGGACAGGAGTCCAGGTTCTTTTACGGTTAAGTAATTTTTCATATGGGTTCATTCTTGACAATCACATGCTGGTTGACTAAGTATCCCCTCCAAATAATCTTCGACTTCACCTTGATCTAAAGCTGCATACGCATCACTCTTATCTTGTACGTCTCCCATCACTTGAAGTGAATAATATAAAGATGTCTGGGGACTATCTAGCCACTCTTGCACGAAATTTTCGTCGTAGGTTACAACATCACTCCAAGAGTTAAAGCTATATCCATGAAGAAGCCCAGTGAAATTAAGCATATACATGATCTGATCAGCTACATGTTTGTATGCATCCCATCCAACTTCTGACGCTATTTCTACATCGCCATAGTCGTATGATTCAACACCAAAAGTACCTGAATCTCTATCAATTGTTCTGCTTATAGGTGGTGCTATTTCAGGAGTAGATGTAAATCCATCTCTATCCTTACTTCTATATGAGCAAGAAGCAGTGGGAGCTATAGCAAAGGCTCTCACCATATTATTGTTTCTTGCTATTTGTGCGGCGGCTTGTATACCTCTAAATAATTCAGTAGCGATTAGTCCAGCTCTACCTAATCCTGGTATCCCATCATTAGTAGCTTGTAATGCTTCACCAAATTCTTTATAAGTTACTCCGTTCCTTCGAAGGAGATTGGCCAGTCCGAGCATTCCGAGTCCGACTTGCCTATCTGTTTCTGACGAAAGGTATTCTCCAGACCCTCCAACACCTGTCCTGCCATGGAGATCGCACAGCTCGGACATACCTGTAGTGAAAGCCGACTGTATGTCGCCGATTCTACAGGCAGCGAGATTGACATGTTGGAGCAAGCACGTTCCACGTGACGGCAGGTATACTTCAAGACAGACGTTGCCATAGATACGTTTCCCATTAGAGTCATGTTTTATTTTGTTGAGCCAAATGTCTCCGGATCTAATTCCGTAGAGGATGGCAGCTTTAATTGTGGGGTTGGCGGCGTCCCAACTTTCTTGATCAAGGTTGACGCACCGTTTAATCCAAGGAAGTTCAGAACGGGGAGTCGTAACGAAGTCAACAACATCCCTATGGGTAATATCAAGATGTGCAACAACAGCACCATTTTTGTAAATCCCGCCACGCCTGAGAGTTTCATTTAATGTTGAATAAATTTTTGCAAATGACACTGGACCTGATGCTGTCAGACCCCGACCATTTTCTGTGCCTTTTGGTCGTAAATTACTAAGATGGACTGCTACACCCGCTCCATGACGTAGAGCAAATGAACAAAATTTCCACGAATTTTCTATAGAATCTCTGCCTTTTGACATGCTGTCTTCGACAACAAAAACTGTGCAGCTAACAGGTAGACGTGATTCTGGATTGTCGAGCCAATTCTGTACTCGACCAGTTCTAGATATAAGTTCAGGCATTAGACAAGATCTGTAAGTGTTGGTGGTTTATAGTTATTGCCTTTTAATACTTTTCCATCT